ATGCGCTCGACGCGAGCGGCTGCGTTATGCGCGGCCCCATAGCCCCGTACGTTATTGTGCGGACTGATCCCGACGTGCCTGCTGTTCTTATGAACAGGCACTCAGATAATGGTTACCCGGTGGGCGGCCGGGGGGATACGCCAGGGGCTATGGAAAAGGTGCTCGCTTTGGTTGATGATATAACTCTGCTGCTTGGGGCCCTCCCAAGACCGGTGCAGTTTGGAAAAGGAGATTTTCCGCCTGCCGAGGGGGTCAGGAAAGCCGAGTTAGTGGAGCAGGAGATTTACCGTTGGTTTGAGGCCAAACCGGAGCTGGTGCTGGTGAAGGGCAAATGCAAGCAGGATTATTACTCTGCTGCTAAAATTCACAGCAGATCGCTGCGCTTTTACAATGCACTTCCCCGTCAGATGGTGCTGATTATGCAGAGAGCCACCCAGCCCTTTGAGGCCCAGACCTATAGTCTCTTCGAGAATTCCTTTCTTCACAGTGCTCAGAAAGTGACTTTGGTGCGGGGAGGAGCGGACCGGTTGGTAAGGGCGTTGGATATCCAGTTGGAGGAGCATGGGGTGGGCTACGCTCACGTAGGTGACGACTCATGGGTTGCTCTTAGGAGTGGTCCGGATTTGGTCATGTGTGCCCTGGATTGCGAAGCCTTCGACTTGACGCAAAATTCTGCCGTTACGGCGGAGATCCACCGACAGTTTCGCAACATGCTGGCAGCCATAGATCCTGTCGCCGCTGGCGTTTGGATGGCTTTTGCACGCCGACGGCTTCTGGTGGTGGAACAGACCGTGGTCGTGGAGATGGAGCATGGTGGCCCCTCTGGCATGCCCATGCAGAGCAAGGTGAATGACGTGCTGATGGAAATCCTGATAGCGCGTTTTGTTCGCCTTGTAATGGAGGGCAATGCTCACGCCGGGTCTGCTGAGGACTATGATGCCTTAATGCAGCGCGTGGGCAAGCGTCTGGGCCTGCGGGTCAAGGTGGAGCAGTTTCATCGTTTCGAAGGTGTGTCGACGATACGACAGGCCCTCCGAGTGCGGCCTTTCCTCTTCGTAGGCTATTACTTCTGGGCTAGCGAAGACAATTTCGTGTATCCTTTCACGGACTTGCCACGCACCATGGCGCAGATGGCCTACCCTGGCGGCAAATGGAAAGCATCCAACAGGCTCTTCCTGCGGACAGAGGCCATGCGTCTCACGTCAATTGCGATGGGCTCAGGTCTGGCGCCGCCTTCGTTGCGTACGGCGCAGTTGGCCCTGTTCCAGGAGTGTTCACGGCTGCTTGCAACGGCGATTAATGATACGGACAATCCGGACGAAGTTGACGAGCGTTTAGTGTGGGCAACTCAGGTTGCCCCGCTGGCGATGAACGAGAACACGGTGGCCTTGTTTGCCGCGTCACTGCGGGGGCTGCAGCAGGCCTTCGACGACGGGCGAGGGGTCCTCAAGTTATGGCGACACGAAGATGACGTTGTTGACCGTCTGAACGGTGAACGAGCCGCCAGAATTGTGTACACGCCGGAGGCAATCCTTGCCATGCGCCCATTTGCTGGTGTGCGGCAGAGGGAGGACGGGATGATCCAGCATGAGGATCCTTTACCGGGCTCCTCTGATCTGGTCCGTCTCGTTTCTCCAGTTGCGTGGATGGACCCCCTCTTGCACCGAGAGGTCACAATCTTTGAAGTTGTGAATCTCCGGCGTGAGACGCGCCGCGACATTTCTGACTTGGTGCTGGAGGAGGGGGAGGCCCCACTCCAACCTGAACGAAAGACTCTTGGGAGGTTTCCCCGCTTAAAACGAGAGACTCCCCGGGAGGAATCTGCTCGAAAACACCGCGAGAATGTCGCGCGAGCGCGCCTCCGGAGGGCTGCCGAAGAAGAAGAGGAGGCGAAACCTCAGGGCCGTCGTCCTAAGAAAAACGATGGGCTCGGTTCGTCAGCTGCGGAGCGATCCCGTCAGGATCTGGACGCCATGTTTGAGAAGGATCTGCGCCGCAAGCACGGTGCAGGCAAGAAGAAGAGGAAGTAAAC